AAGACTTTGATTGCTCTACGGCTGGAAAGCAGGGTGGCATGGTTCAAGCAGGAACTGAAAAACAAGACGAAAACTGCGGTGAGTGTTTAGAAGGCTTCGAAGAAGACGCTGATGGAAACTGCATAGAAAAAGAAGTACCGCCAGAGTGCGAAGGACCGACAGCAGAAGAATGTACAAAGCTTCACAAAGAACACCTTCCCTGTACAGACATTGAGGACGCAAGCTGTGGCGAGTGCTTAGAAGGGTACACAGAAAATGACGAGGGCGTGTGTATTAAAGACGGTGATGAAACTTACGATCCCGTCTGTACTGAGCCTAGACCCTCAGGTGCTCTAACTTTTGCACTTCAAGATCAACAAGATGCTTGGGATAACAAGTGTCGAGAAACCCACTGTGAGTCAGGAGTACCAATAGAAGACGATCCAGATTGTTACGGTACTGACGGTGGTGACGACAAGTGCCCCAGCGGTGCTGAACCTTTTTATGTTGTATTTGACGATGACAAAGATGGGGCTTTTACAGACCCACGTAACGGAAAAAGCTATACCTACGATCCTTGCGACCAAACTCAGCCACCTGTTGAAGTACCCGGTCCTGATGATGGCAACGATGAGTGTCCCGACCCAAATCAAGTACGCAGAGGTGGCATCGCTGGTGCAACTTGTGTAACAGTAGGTCAAGCTTGTTTTGCGGAGCCTAGTAAATATCCCGGAGACTCTACAACTACAAACCAAGGTCAGTACAGCACAGAAGGTTTCTGTATTGATGTCAGCGGTGGTCAATGTACAAACGGTAATACACCTGAGTATTTACCTGAAGATACTGACCAAGATGGTGCTTTTTTCTACGACGGTGATTCAGTTACCTATGACCCGTGTGCAGACGACCTCTCCAGTTCTATGTACTTTACACCGGCTCCTGAGTTAGTATGTAACGATGAAAACGCAGACCCGCCTGCAGGTGACGACGGTGGCTGTGGTCCTTGTAAGAGTGATTATGCCAAGCCAGAAGGGTACGACGTTTGTACTTCTATAGTAGATATATGTGCTGCACAAAATGTTCCCGGCTACGGACCAGAAGATGCGCCGTGTAAAGACATAGACACCACAGATCCGTGTACACAGGCAGACCCTAACTCTCAATCAGATGGACAAGGTGACTGTGAGTGTAAACAAGATTTTAGACCAGACCCAGAAACCGGCAAATGTGTGCCATCAAAACAAGATCCACAGCAGTGTACAAATGAATCTGGAGAACCGTCAGGAGCAGAGAATTATCCTGATTGTAACAAATGTCCAGAAGGGCAAGACTTTAATACAAAAGGCATCTGTGTAGATACTTTTGTAGTAACCTGTCAAGACCCTAATGCTACGAATTACGAACAAGAAGGTGAATGTGGTCCGTGTAAAGACCTCTACGACAAGCCCGAAGGTTATGATGAGTGTGTTCTTATAGAGACACTGTGTCAACAAGACCCAGACTACGCAAAAGGTAACGAACTTTGTCAAGGACCGTGTGCTGATGGTGAAGTTGAGTTTGTGGATGAAAACGGAGAAGTATTCTGTGATTCTCCTTGTGCGTACAACGATCAGATTGCTTCATCAAGCCCTGATTGTGTTGCTCCAGAGTGTAGCAACGGAGCCACAGACTACCCTGACTGCGTTACGTGTCCTTCAGGTCAACGCATAAACCCTGAGACTGACCAGTGTGAAGAAATAGACTGCACTGATCCTGCTAATGCTTTAGTCTGTGGTTGGGTAGAGTGTGACGACGGGACTATGGCTCCTACGTTGGGAGACTGTGACCAGCCTACACCCTGTAGTGATCCAGAGTATGCCGCTGCTAATCCTTTAGAGTGCGGCTGGGTAGAGTGTCCTAATGGTACGTTTGCTCCCACTAGAGACGAGTGTGAAGAAACAACCTGTGAAAACGGAGCCACAGATTACCCAGATTGTACTGTGTGTCCTGAAGGTCAATCAATGGACGCGGAAGGTAACTGTACTACAACAATATGTAACGACTGTAGTTGTGCTGAGTACGCGGAGGCTAACCCTGAGGAATGTCTTACGCAGCCTCCTGTAACTCCTCCTCCAGAAACCGGCGGTGGCGGTGGTGGCGGCGGAGGCGGCGGTGGTGGCGGTATGTTTCAGCCGTACACTTTTGCCATAGCCGCAGACCCTCAGTTACAAACTCGACAAGAGTTTCCTATTACAGATTTCTTAGCTGGTATCTTTACTGGCACTGGAGGCGGTAAAGCATGACATATTTAAACTTAGTAAACAACGTCCTCAGACGCTTGCGTGAAGACGAGGTGTCTAGTGTACAAGATACAACCTACAGTAAACTGGCAGGTGACTTTGTAAACGACGCGAAGAAAATGATAGAGGACGCTTGGGATTGGTCAGCACTCAGGACTACTCTTACGGTAACTACGTCTGCTGATATCTTTAACTACGTACTCACTGGGTCACAAAACAAGATAAAGGTACTAGACGTAATTAACGATACATCAAACCTCTTTATGCAGTACAACACGCAGCACTGGTTTAACGATAAGTACTTGAACCAATCACCGCCTAGCGGCTCACCTGAGTACTACACGTACAACGGAGTAGACGCTAGTGGTGATACTCAGGTAGACATTTATCCTAAGCCTGACGGTGTGTACAGCTTGAGATTTAACTGTACTCTCAGGAACGCTGAGTTGAGTGCTGATACAGACCAGTTAGTTATACCTAGTCAACCTGTGATACACCTAGCAATAGCTCTGTTAGCTCGTGAGCGTGGCGAGACAGGCGGTACATCAGCACCTGAGTACTTTGGTATTGCTGATAAGTTTTTGTCTGATGCGATTGCTCTGGACGCACAGAAGCACCCTGAAGAAACCATCTGGTACACTCCGTAGGAGCCTGACGTATGGCACAGCCGCTACAAAGTATCAACTTAGTCGCTCCTGCGTTTAAAGGAGTCAACACAGAAGACTCTCCTATTGCACAGGATCCGTCGTTTGCTGAAATCGCTGACAACGCTGTGATTGACAAGCGTGGGCGTATTGCTGCACGTAAGGGAGTAGACCTGTTAACTGCTGTAAACACACCTCTAGGTTCTGACTACGCTGTTAAGTTGCACCACTTTTACGATGACGCAGGTAACGAAGAAGTCTTTGTCACGGGTAACAACAAGATATTTAAGACTGCACAGACGACTAATCCTAATGACACGCTTACTGACATTACTCCGGGTTCGTACACAATTTCTGCAGACAACTGGAAGATTGTAAACTTTAACGATAAGGCTTACTTCTTTCAACGTGGACAAGAGCCTCTGGTGTACGACAACGCGACAGGACTTAGGACGTTTGGTACTGCTACGGGTAGTTCTACTAATAGTAACTTCTTCTGCCACGAGGCTCTAGCAGCTTACGGTAGACTGTGGATCGTAGATAACGCAGCAGACACACAGACTATATACTGGTCTGACCTGCTGATAGGAACAGACTTCACGGGTGGCTCCAGTGGTTCTATAGATGTATCTAAGGCTTGGCCTGATGGGTACGACGAAGTACGAGCACTAGTTGCTCACAACAACGCTCTGCTAATCTTAGGCAAACACAGCATCATCGTGTACGCTAACGCCGTTAGTCCAGCAATGATGGCGCTGTCTGATACTGTTGCTGGCGTTGGGTGCATCTGTAGAAACTCTGTACAGCATATAGGTACTGATGTGTTGTTTATGTCTCAGAACGGCTTGAGGAGTTTTGGTAGGACTATACAAGAAAAGTCATTACCTCTGTCTGATTTAAGTGTAAACATAAAGTCTGAGCTTATTAGTTTGATTGAAACACGGACTGCACCAACGGCATCTGTGTACAGCCCTGAGAACTCTTTTTACCTCATTACGTTTCCAGACAGGTCAACTACGTACTGCTTTGATCTCAAGGGTAAACTAGAGAACAACGCTTTCAGAGTCACACGGTGGACCTCTGCACCGTTTAAGTCTTACGAGAGAAAGAACGATGGTACGCTTCTTGTAGGTACTGTGGACGGCGTAGGTGAGTACGCAGGGTACGCAGATGAGTACAACGACTCAGGCACGATCAGGACTTCTAGCTATCGCTTTAGGTACTACAGTCCCGGATTGACGTTTGGTGATCCGTCTAAACTTAAGTTCCTGAAGAAGATGCGTCCAACACTGGTAGGTGCTAACAGCGCTACTGTGTTTATGAAGTGGGCGTATGACTTCGGTACATCGTACAGTACACAGGAGTTTACAGTAGGTAACCAGACTCCCTTCTACTTTAACGAAGCAGCTTCAGAGTACACAGTTGCTGAGTTCACTGGAGGAGCAACAACAACCAGACCTCCTGTTAACACTACAGGCTCTGGCACTATTATTACTATTGGTCTTGAGTCAGAAATAAACGGTTTTGCTTTATCTCTCCAAGAAATTAACGTATTAGCACTAATGGGTAAAACACTATGAGCAACTATACAAAGACAACTAACTTTGCTGCTAAGGATAGTTTGCCTTCTGGAGATGCTGGCAAAATTATTCAAGGCACTGAATTTAACACAGAGTTTGACGACATTGCAACGGCAGTTGCGACCAAGGCGAACACAGCTTCACCTACGTTTACAGGTACTGTTACTATACCTAACTTGACGTTTACAGGAACTCTGTCTACAGGGACGATTGACGGAGGGACTTACTGATGGGTATTCTTAGCGATCTTTTAGGATCTCTTACTTCTGGTCTTATACCGGACGAGTTAAAAAACTTATATACAGACCCTCTTCCGCAGATAACACCGCCTGACGCCACGTTTCAGCCGTTTACTGTTACAGGTTCAACAGGAGGCGTAACCGCTGGTCCTACGGGAACTCAATATAACCTTTCTCCGGAACAGTTGGCAATGCAAAAGCAGTTGTTTGGCGGTGCTTCAGGGTTTTTTACAAACGCTATGCAAGACACTGCTGGTCGAGAGACAGACATATACGAACGTATCAGGGCTGCACAGCGGCCTGAAGAGCAACGACAGCGTTTAGATTTAGAAGAACGCTTGTTTGCTCAAGGTCGTGGCGGTGTAACAACTAGCCAATTTGGTGGAACTCCTGAACAACTGACAATGGCTAAGGCACAAGCTGAAGCACAAAACACAGCTATGCTAGGCGCTATGCAACAGGCACAAGCAGAGCAACAACAGCAAGCGACCTTAGGGGGACAGTTTCTGCAGCAAAGCTACGCACCGCAGGCAGCACTTTTGTCTGCCATGAGTCCTGCACTCAACGTAGCTAGTATGGCTGATGTAGCACGAAGACAACAAGCAGAGTTTGACTTTGAAGCACAACTAGGAAACATCCAAGGATTAGTAGGACAACGCACAGGTCTTGCTAATTTGTACGGCGGTATTTACGGAAGTGTTTTAGGAGGAATTGGCGGTCTTCTTACAGGAGCCGACAAGGATGGAAAGCCGTGGTGGTGGCCTAGCTGATTAACAGGAGAAATTAAAATGGCTAATGAGTCAATAGCAAACATGCTTGCACAGTCAGGTAAATTCGCAGGTCAAGCAATAGGCGCACCTATAGAAGCATTTGGTAAAAGTGCAGGTCAACAGCTTGGGGGAATGCTTACGCGCCGAAGGCAATCAAAAGAAATAGAAGAAGCTAAAAAAATTGTAGATCAGTACACAACGGCTGGTGCAATAAATCCTGGAATGTTGAGTAAGAAAGCACGAGAAGCAGACGCAGAAGACAAAGACTATCTTGCTAAAATATTTCGTGAGGGTGCTGAACTAGCTAACACTAATTTAGCTACTGGTCAAAACATGACTGCATATAACGAATTAGCTAAACGTGCTGGTTTGTCTCCTGAAGACGCTTCTATCGGCATACGTGGGTTAATCGCTGGGCAGTACAAAGACCCGTCGTCGGCTCTTAGAGGAGCAATGGATACTCAAAAATTAGTGGGTCAAAAAGCTACAAGAGAAAACGCTGTTGAACAACTAAGGGCTATGGGTTCAGACGACCTTGCTGATGACGTAGAAAGTGGCATGTACACAGACGCGCAGGTTGGGAATGTTTTACTTACGGCTAGACAAGCGACAGCAGCAGCCGAGCAAGGCCAAGCAGGTTTAGAAGCGTTTGTTACTGCCAGTGATTTGTCTGATACTGCGTTTGGTCAAGCAGTAGTCGCCGGTCAATTTAAAGATGTTCCTCCTAAGCTTGTATCTAAACTTGCTACAGAAGCTTTGGCTAAACGAGAAGAAGATGCCTTTATAGAAAACGCTAAAAAATTAGACAGACCAGAAGCAACAGAAGCTGCAGAGTTGTTAGAACTGGGAGTAATCACGATTACCGGAGCAAAGAACCTGATTAAAGACGGAGGAAAAGCTGAGATTCAGACAGCCGACATGGATCAGTATGTTCTTGCTAATGGAGACGTTGTGTGGGGCGGGGATATTACTGTTAACGGTGTAGAGCGTAGAGCGTACCAAGACCCCAACGACCCTACTCAAATTACATCTCTGCCCGCTGACGCCACAAAATTAGTACCTAAGTCAGACAAAAAAGAAGGGAGGGTTAACATAACAAAAACAGAATTAACTCTGGGCAGTATTTCTTTAACCACTAACGAAAAGTACTCAGACTTAAACTTAAAAAATAAACTTAAAGCACAGGCTTTTTGGGCGGCTACGTACTTAGACTTAATTCGTGAAGAAGACGTAACTAAAGAACAAGCAGAAGCACGAGCAAGAGAACGAACGCTGGCTAGAATTAAAGACGGTGAGTTTCAACAGACTGAGGTTACGGAAGATGTTCCTGAAGACACGCCAACTTTTGCTACGGAAGACGAAGCACTGGCTTCAGGTTTAGAGGAAGGCACACTTGTTATAATAAATGGTCGTCGCGCGAGACTTTAATATGGCTATTACATATTTAGATGAAGAAACTCCAGTTTCTGCAAAAAGAGTAATTACGTATTTAGACGAAGAACCTACAGAAGATGAACCTGAAGAGGACATCGGCTGGTGGGACGAGTTTAAGTTAGCTTACGATACTACGTACACTGACGCTCAAGATTGGAGTTTGTCTTTAGAAGCTGCCATGCCTATGGGAAACATAGACTTTGAAGGCGGCTTGCCCACGTATCGTTCTCCTGCAGAACTGTACGGCGCTGACTTTGAAAACCTAGACTACGAAGAGCGCAAGGAATACTTGGCAAGTCGTAGAGAGTTTGCATCAAAGCTAGAAAACATTGAGACTATTATTTGGCAAGAAGACAACGGTAAAAGCACCAGTGCCAGTATACTAGGTACTATGACAGGTGCCTTGATGACACCAACTACCGCTAGTCCAATGGGTAAAAAGAGAATAACACAGGCTGCGATTGGTGCCGGTATTGGCGCTGAGACTGCTGCTGCTAAACAGTTAGTTGAAGGTGAGTTTGACCCTGTAGAATTTGGTATGATGACGGGCATTGGCGCAGTGGCTCCTAGAGCTACAGAAGCTGTTTTTAAAGGCAGTGTTTCTGCAACTCGACTAGGCGTTGAAGCTGTTAAAAAAGCTGAAGACAGTACTAGGGCTGTTGCATATCGACTTGTGGGTAAACAGGCTACGCCACGATCACAGAGGAACGCTAACAAAACAGTAGACAAGTTGGAGCAAGAGTACGCCAAAGGTGTTGTTGCTGGTTTAGACGAAGAAGCTATTGTGTCGTCTTCTATCAAAAAACTTAACCTAACCACAGATGATTTAGACAACATGCTTTTACACGCATCTCGACAGCCTGTAATACCTGACGTTGAATCTTCTGTTAAAATTGTAGCAGCGTTAGATAATCCATTAGCATCTACATCTAAGCTAGGCAAAATGCTTGATGCTGTAGCCGCCCCTATTAGCACCGTAATAAAAAACATAGACAAAAAAACATTTAGTCGTTTACGTAAATACGAAAAAGACTTGCACGTTAACACAGCAGAAACTATGAATAAACTGGGGACGTTTATCACAGGCGCTGCAAAAGCCAACAAGAAAAACCCAGTTGAGTTTAAGAGTTTTCAACGTGCGTTGTTTAACGGAAACATAGACGAAGCAAAAACTATTGCTGGCGAAAGCACGGCAAAAGAAATGCGGGAACTTTTACCTGAGATAGAGAATGTTCGGAGTGTTCTAAACGATTTGTACGAAGGGTTGGCTAACGCTGGCGTCAAGGTTGAATACAGAAACAACTACTTTCCTCGTGTTGTCAGGGATCTCGACGGACTGTTAAACGCGGTAGGTAAAACACGTAAAGCCGAGGTAGAGAGAGTCCTGGAAAACCATGTTGCGTCAAAAAATAAAAACTTAAAAACTACTTTTAAAAGTTGGAGAGAGTTGGATGACGATGAAATCAGCTTAGTTGTATCTCAGTATTTGCAGAGACAGCGCGGCGCAGGTAGGGGTGGTCCTGCCATAGCACAGCAAAGAAAAATAGAAGAACTGGATGACGTAATTGACCAGTACTACTATAGTGCGCATGAGTCTCTGCACATGTACGTAGCTCGTGCAGTACGAGAAACTGAAAAACGTAAGTTTTTTGGTAACCAAGCCGTAAACAAAGAGGGCACTACAATAGTTGACGCAGAACTTAGTGTTGCTAGTTACGTTGCACAACGAGCAAAAGAGGGCATGGACACTGACCAGCTTGATACGCTTACCGCGATGCTGACGGCTCGGTTTGGTTTAGGAGAACAAGCGTCTGGTACATTTATAACGGGACTTAAGAACTTTCAGTACGCTACTTTGCTTGGGCAGTTTGATGCAGCACTAACGCAGCTAGGAGACTTAGGTTCTTCTATATATTTAAACGGCCTAATCAATACTCTAAAAAGTGTTGTTGGAAAAAGGACAGTTACGGTAGAGGACATGGGCCTTATTAATCAAGTAGCTGCTGAAATGTCTAGTATAAACGGAACAGGAAAAAGTCTTGAGTTTATTTTTAAGTGGTCAGGATTTAACCAGATTGATAAGCTAGGTAAAGAAACTCTTATGAATGCTGCTTTACATAAGTGGTCTAAGATTGCCAAGAAAAATCCAGAGGCTGCTGCTAAGAGATTTAGAGACACACACGGCGACGATGTATCTGCTTTGATTGACGATCTGGCTAACGATAGAATGACAGACAACGTAAAGCTGATGCTGTGGAACGAATTGTCAGACGTTCAACCTATCTCGCTATCAGAGATGCCTGAGTATTACCTTAACTCACCAAAAGGAAGAGTGTTCTACGCATTAAAAACATTTACTTTAAAACAGATTGATATGATGCGGAGGGATATGTTTGAGAAGGTGCGGCATGGAAGTCCTAAACAAAAAGCAGAAGGCATGGCTAATGCTTTGCGCTACGCTACTGCTATGGGACTTTCTGGTGCAACAGTACAGCAAGCAAAAGACTTCCTCACTAAAGGTGAACTAGACCCTGAAAGTTTCCCAGATGATGTTTACGAAACTTTAGTGTCTTTGTTGTTCTGGGGTAAATACTCCAGAGAGAGATACCTTGAACAAGGAAACGTAGGATCGTTTGTCGCAGAACAGGCCGTGTCTTTGCCGGCTCAAGACCTTACGGATAGAGTAGGTAAAGGTGTTTTAGGTATGATACAAGAAGACGAAAAAGGCGAAAAAGCTGTGGCTAATGCCGTCAAACAGTTACCAATTTTAGGAAAGGTAACATACTACTGGCTCTTGGGTGGCGCTGAACGTAAGCTAGAGTACGAGGCAAAGCAGAAGGTTAAAGAAGAAAACGAAGAACTGCGGAAGGCGGGGATCAACATATGAGCAACGACAAGCACACCGTAAGCTACACATCCATTGACTACCACAGTATGTGCCAGAAGTCAAAGGAACGCATCAAGAAGATGCAAGCTGAAGGAATACCTACGTCCCATGACCCTAAAGATAAGCCAGAGGACGTAGGTAAGTCTAAAGGTTACTCTATATTCTTCATGTCTTGAGGCCACTCCCATTGTGGGTCAGAAGTAGTGACCACAGTACACGCTGGTAACATAAGAATAACTAATGCCAGCACCCTAAAGTTCACAGTTGTTACCTGTGCAGGCTAACTGCTGGCTACCCTCAGTCATATCAGAGGCTTCATTGATGTCCCAATCAATCTGGGTCGGAAAGCCCTTCTGTAGTGCCTTGAGGGTGGCCTTGTCCACAGGCTCATAAGGTGCCTGCTGATACGTGTGGTCTGAGTAAGGTAGAAAAGAGATACCACTGACCTTATCAAACTTGTTGTACAACCACTGACCCACCTCCAGGAATTCGTTGTCCCTATAGTAGCAAGTCATGGACGGCTTGTGTTCACACCAGTAGTCCTGATATATCTCCCACAGATCCAACTGTTCCATAGCACCCATGTCTGAGGCTGTCACAGCGCCCTCAGGAGACGCAATAGGGAAGGAGAATACCCTAGTACTGGGTGACATCGCATCGTCCTCCACAGGCACTCCTGCGGCCTCTAGGACGCTGCAAAGTGGATCTCTAGCATCTGCGCGTACTCTGCGTATATATTGTGAACTATAACGAGGATGGATACCAGAAGCGCTATCGACCAACTGACTAACAGTGCCTGAAGGCTTAACCGCAGTGATAGCGGTAGATACATTGATACCCAGTTTCTTAGCCCACTGCTTGTTAACTTCAATTGCTTCCTCCCTCATCTCCGTAAGCCACTTCTTAAGCTTGGCCTTGTCTCCTCTGCCTGACAGCATTGGGTGGTCCATGATGCCTGTCAAGGATACACCCAGTAGTGCCTCTTCCTCTGTGTTTAGTTTCCAAATATTTCTGAGATATCTGAAGTTGGTGAGGGTGGCCTGAAGAGTCCCAAGGATAGTCGCAACCCTAACTTTTCGTTTGAGACTTGCGAGTGTATCCTGTGGCCTAACAACAACCTCTGAAAGATTGCAGAACTGGTAGGGTCTGAGGATGATTTCGCTGCATGGATTAGTTCCAAAATCGTAGGTAGCATCTCTTCGTTCATTTTTTGCAGCTTGTTTTTGACTTGCCACTCTGCTAAAGACACCTCGTTCGCCAGATTTAGATTCATATAAGCTAGTCCACTCGTTGAGAAAGGCTTCAAAGTCTGGCTTCTCTGTGTAACACGCTGAGTTATTCGCCAGACCACGCTGGGGTTCATCTATGTACCACTGTCCGTGTTTGCATCTTCGGAGTCTGTCGTCCGTTAGGTTGGACAGTGAGATCAGAGCGCTTCGTCTGACTCCTCCGACGACGACGATTTGAGCAATCTTGCAGCAAAGATCGTGACATTCAATGGAGCTAAGTTTTCGTCCAGCAGCTTGCCGAAACAAGTCCACTGTGAATCTGAACAAGTCGATGAGAGGTTCAGGACCACTTGCACGACCTCCGAAAGTTTTGAGTGGGGCACCTGCAGGTCGAACTCTGCTAACGTCCCATCTGGGAACTTGACCTGTGTACAACAGTGAAACCAGTTCCCTAAACGATTTCGCCCATCCGATCTTCGAATCCGCAACATTGATAACTGTATCTGTTTCATGAAACTCCTCCGCAACTTCTGGTAACTTCTGTATGTA